ATATATATGTCGCCACCTGTGTCAAGGGGGTCTTGCTAATATTCTAATATTCTAATATATGAATATTAAAATATTACCATGCGAGGGTGTGAGCCAAGGGAGGTCTATATCCTAATATTCTAATATAAGAATATAATATATATCTAAAATAATACTCTTATTGTATCCCTTTATATATCTGTATATGGCACTGTAAAAGATGGGCGAAATCTAAAAGAATAGAGTATTTATTAGAATATTCTAATATACTAAATTGTTCATTTTTTGTACAATATTTTTAGAATGGTTCTAACCGTTTTAGGGTATATATGGAACTCTCAGAAGATATTAGGTTTCATGGTGCTTTGTATGTCAGACAGAATAAAATGGTCAAAATGGGCTAAATTTGGAGCATATGGTATTTTACTAATATTTGACATATTATCTCCGTAAGTCATTGATTTTTATGAAGATATTGTTTTCTAAATGTACTTGTAAGTCATTGATTTTATCATAAAAAAATCGTTCATTTTTTGTACAAATAAATTAATTTCAAATATTGTTTGACATGTTGTTCAACATTTGATACTTTAAAGACTGGCTACACTGCTACCGATGCTAGAAATGCTAAAACTCCAGTCAAAGTGTACTGGATATCGGAAAGGTCGAAGGTGAAGGAATCTAAGAAGATAGAACAGGACTTAGATTTGTATTTCAGATAACTGGCTCATCTTATAGGTTTATTTTATTTTCATATCCTATATTCAGGGAGATTGTGCCATTTATCATTATAGTATGGTTGTATGGATTTCTCCCTGAAACCATATATATATACATTCGATTGAGTGCATATATACATGGTTTTTACCATGAAAATCAATAACATAGGAGACTATTATGAAATACGATAACATATCTAAACAAGTTTTAAATGATTACAGTAATATAATCATGGACTTAAATCACAGACAATCAAAAGTTATTAGAGCATTAGAACAAGACATCAATGAGTATCTTAATCATTGTGCAAGTGATATTGATAATAACTCTTGGCTGGATTGTTTTGACGTTATGTCTAACGGCTTAACATTTGAATTTGATATGATTGAGTTTAAAGCGATTTTTGATTTTAACGCTGAGAATCACTTGTTTAATTAGTGTTATGTCATCCAGGGAGCTTGTCTCCCTGGATATCATATATATATGTATCAGCCAGGTACATATATACATGATATAAACATCATGAAAATCAATAACATAGGAGGATATATGAATAAAATTGAAGAACTATTATTTGATAATGAAAAAGAATCAGAAGGTTTTATTAATGATGTAGCCATGCACGGCTGTATTAATGGGACTGTTAATGAGCTTATTTATTACAATGATACATGTAAATTTTATGAAGAAAATAAAGACTTAATATGGGAAATAATCTCAGATTATGCACAAGAGACAGGTCAAAATATTTTTGAATTTGAGACTTTGCGTAAATGTGAAAGTGCTACAATTTTTGAAAATAACATGACATGGTTGGCAGTAGATTTGACGGCTTCAAAGTTGTCACATGAACTAGAGCAACCATTGACTGACTCACATGGAAATGAAATCGGATAAATTAAACGGACAGTATATTATCCTGGGAGCTAGTCTCCCAGGATGTCATATATATATACATTGAAAGTGTATATATACATGATAAAACATCATGAAAATCAATAACATAGGAGACTATTATGAAACTTAAAGATAAACTCAATGACATCGTATCAGGTCTAATTGATAGCATGTCCAAGACTGGCACTAACTGGGTCAAATGCTGGACGGCTACCTCTACACCCATTAACCTTCTAAATAAGAAGGCATATCGTGGTATAAATGTAATGCTCTTAGGTTTTGCTAAAGCTTCTCGTGGCTTTGCATCTAATACCTGGGCTTCTTTTAAACAGTGGAATGATAAGGGATACATGGTTTCAGGTAAATCTGAGCCAATTATATTCTTTAAACAGTCCGAGAAAAAGAAGGTTGATGAGGATACAGGAGACATTTTACTAGAAGGTGTATACTGGATAACTAGATATTATAATGTATGGAACGGAGACCAGGTCATTTCTAAAAAATACCTGGACTGGATAACTTGCGATTATAGATATAAAGAACCAGTTGCAAAAAAATCTGAGGTAAAATCTCATGCTGATATTGATAAGTACATTGAGAATACTGGAGCTACAATCAAGCACGGATTCGACCATGCCTTTTATTCTCCACATCAGGACTTCATAGGGTTGCCTGATAAATCTTCCTTTATAGATACCAATGACTCATGTTCTACTGGTAATTATTACGGAACAAAGCTACATGAGTTAGCACATTGGACAGGACATAAAGATAGACTTAATAGATTTGGGAAAGCTCCAAAAGCATTTGAAGATAATGATTATGCGTATGAGGAGCTGGTTGCTGAGATATCATCAGCTATGCTATCTATTGAGCTAGGACTTGACCATGAGCCAAGACCTGACCATGCAAAATATTTGAACTGTTGGATATCTAGATTGAAGGATAACTCAGGAGCATTGATATCAGCTTCAACAAAAGCTCAACAA